TGATACTTTGAAGAAGTCCTGGCGTAAACATACCATCATACTTATCATACATATACTCAGTTGCCTCCTTGAAACGTAGGCGTTCCTTATCAGACATGGTAACTACATTAATGGTATCTTCCTCACATTTGGACTTAACAACGTCAATGTCTTCTACAGACCAGACACGTTCTGCCCTAGCTGCATCAAAAGATGCATCTTCAATTTCAGTTTTAAGATCGTCTTCAAGAGTGTTCCAGAAGTCCTTAGCAACAAGAATTGTAGTTAGGAATAGTGAATGTTCTGCATCGTTGATTGTGTTCATAAACTCATTCTGTTTCAAACCATAGAAACGGGGATAAGTAGATTCGCCACCAACAATAATATCACCCTGTACACCTTCGTTAATCTGTTCAAGTTCCATAGGAACAGGAATAGCACCAACTGCGCTAAGAGTTTCCTCTGCGATAGGAGACTTATTGCAACGCAACTTTTGACCCTCGAAGTCTTCAATCTTGTGAAGTTCTACGTTAGCAGGGATCATTCTAAATCCACCAGAGTAGGTAAACGCAAGACCCTGTACGTTACTATTAGCATTAAGACCAGCAAGGAGAGACTTACCGATATCACCCTCAAGCACTTCTTTTGCATGATCGTGATCTTTGAAAATGAATGGCATATCTAATGCCCACATGTCTTTCGAATGAGTTCGTCCAAGAGTAGAAGTATACATCTGGGACATTTCAATCTCGCCATCCTCCATCAACTGAAGAAGATCGTGTTTCGTGATCTTCTCGCCAGACTTATATTTGTCAGCATATTCTGATAGAGTTAAGATTTCCAAGTTAATAGCGCCCGGCATCTTCTCTTCCATAGTTGATTTAAAATGTTTTGCAGCTCTAAGAAATAATTCAATAGGTTCGTGTGCAAGCACCCAACGGATGGTTTTCATGTGAGTCTCCCTTTATATGTATCTATTTATAATATAATCTTGTCTGTATCAGAAGAAACTTTCTTCCAATCAAACCGATTCCAGAGTCTTTCGTGGCAAATATACAAAATACTATTAATGACTAGAGCCATTAACCCCACTACTAAACCTTTCATCCAATCTCCTGTGACGATCCAACCAATAAGACTATTAGTGATCATCATCCAACTTCTCCAAGTAACTGCCTTAGCAATTGTTCTTGGTAATTTTTCGAACCAAACTGGTTTTGTAAAACTCATAATTATAACCTTTCTTTTTTGTTCATCATAAATTATATATTAACTTTCAGAAAATGTTGTATTATATACTATATTGTTATTAGTATTATAGGTTTCCCGATCAATAAAAAATTGTGCACAAGTTTCATCTAAACGCATTTCATCCCATGATGCTTTGTTGACCCAAACAACTTCTGTGGTCAAAGTTAAACCATTATCACTTTCAGTTGTATTGTTCGTTCTTTCAAAATTGTTCAGTGCATTAATTACATCTGTGCGGCCGTCCGGTAAAAACCAATCAACTGAAGTATCTGGTCTTGTAAAAATATTTTTTATAGTATATGACATTTTATTCTCTCCTCTCCTACCTTTACTTATATTTATAACAAAAAAAGGGGGGGCATTTTGCCCCCCCCAAGTTTAGTGATTTCCTTATCTTACATAAGGTTAGTGACCTTGACTCGGCGATACCAAGCGTTGGTGTTAGCATCCAGTGACGCATCGGTGTTAACCGTGTCAGCGGCAGCAACCGCACCCGCAGCAGCGAATGGGTTAGCAGCAAGACCATAACGGGTCTTGAAACCAATCTTGGGCTGGAAGGAATTCTCACCAACCGCACGAACCATCTGAAGGGGAACGTATGGGCAGTAGAAGAAACCAGCATCGTAAGGTGATGTGCCCTTGTAACCACAAACATAATACTGACTAGCAGCAACATTTGCAGAGTATGGATCAACATAGACCTTGAAACGACCATTCATCGTACCAGCAAATGTGGAAGATGTGTCGTCAACTGCGAGGTTGTTGTTCAGAGCAGGTGTGTAATCAAGAACACCAGCCATCTGAAGAGCAGAAGCAACGTCAGCTGAAACGATCAGCATGTTACCCTTGCCACGACGAGTCTGTTGACCAATCGCATTGGCGTCACGTTCGATCTGGAACATTAGACCCTTGAACTTCTCAACTGACCAACGACCATTTGAGTCGGTGTCCAGATCAAAAGTACCAGCAGCAGTTGTATTAACCTGAGCACCAGCCACGGCAGTGACATATAGTGAACGAACAACTTCACGGTTAATTTCAGCAAGAATTTCTGTAGAAAGAATGTTGCTGAGTTCTGTCTCGGCGTCAAGACCATGAATTGCCTTCAAGTCCTGTGCAAGTTCCATTGTGTACTCTGCTTTGAGCGCACGGGAAACGGCAGTAACCGTAGACTTCTCAATGCTGAATGCCATTTCAGCGAAAGCGTTTGTACCGCTATCACCAAGTGCTTCAGCCTGACTGCGTGTCATACCTGTTGCGGAAGTATAGGTTCCTGGCGAGGAATCATTAAGAACAGCAGGGTTAGTCTCTGTAGTACCAACATCACCACCACCGATTGTACCGGCAGCGTTCTGGTTGGAAGTATCAGGGAATGACTCATCAACGAGGGCTTCTGCACCATCCTGTGAGGCGAGTGAGGAACGCATCGCAAAGATAAGTCCAGTTGGACCTGTCATTGGCTGCACACCACAAACGTCATAAGCAATGAGGTTAGGCATTGCACGACGAACTAGGGAAATTAGAATTGGATCCCATGTGTCCATCTGTCCACCACCCATGCTGTTGACGGGTGCTGATTCTGAAAGAAAACCACGGTCTTCTTTCATAGCTTTTTCTTGGTTCTCTAGGATGAGAGTAGTAACTGCCCGCTTGTAAGAATCCTGAATCTTTGGTAGATCAGGGTGTTCTAGGACTGGCTGCCACTTTTCTTGTAGATGTTCTGTCTGAAACATTTGTTTCTCCTTTATAATTACATCTGTTTTTTATAATATTATTGGGCACGCTCTTTGTTACGACTAATTGCCGACATGTAAGCGCCCATAGCTTCAGTCGTATCAATGTCCTGTGCGGTGCCACCATCTTCATCATCAAAAGTTTGTTCAACAATCGTCTTCGGGAAATAACTTTCCTTCAAGGTGTCGAGTTTTGCTTTGAAGGACTCTTCGTCAACAAAATCAACATCTTCAGTGAGAGACTTGAACTTTTCAATTTCGGTATCGGTTAAATCTTCGCAAGCTTCAGAGATAACCTGTTCCCGAACTAGACCAGACTTAACTGTTGTGAGAGCGATATTCTGCTCCATAACATTGTTAACCTTCTCTTCTAGTTCAGCAATTTTCTCAGACTGTGCTTCGAGAACGTCATATTTCTCATCAGGCACGTCAATATAATGATCTTCAAACAACTGTTTCAGTCCAGAGATAAAGTCTTCTGCAATCTCGCCCTTTAGGCCACGTTCGATTGCCAACTCGTTCTCTTTAGTCCATGTCTCTACAACGTAGTTGAGATAAGTATCTACTTTTTCTGTAAGAGCATCAACAGACTCTTCCAGTTTTACTTCAAAATCGGAAGTCATTGATTCGTGAATACGAGCAATTTCCTCACGGGTTTTTGATTTAACAGCAGCTTCAAAGATTGTTGCTGCCTTATTCTTAAACTCTTCAGAGAGGTCTTCACCATCAACGAGAGCGGCAACGTCTTCCTTGACATTGATGGACTTGATCTTCTCTTCGATCTCTGCTTTTGCGTCCTCAAGTTTCTTGAGTTCGTCGTTTGCAGCTTCGTCCATTCCATCCATGTCTTCAGCGGGAGACATCATATTCTCATATGCGGCTTTCAGATCGACGGCTTTCATACCTTCCATCTTCTTCATCATCCCAGCTTTGAGCATTTCTTTCGTCATGCGTTTTGCTTCTGTGACAACTTCGCCATCTTCTGGTTCAAAACCAGCAGCGAGTTTCTGAGGGCCTTCTGCTTTATCAGCACCCTTCTGTTGTGCATCACCGGAAACTGCTTTTGCAGCAGCTGCGGCTTTCTTACCAATCGCCTTCTCAGGGCGATCTTCATCGGCACCTTTCTCGACCTTGGCTTCTGGATCAGCACCACCAACGTCGGCAACTTCACCGCCGGGTGTTTCATTTCCAATTTTCTTTTTACCTTCGGCTGGAGTAGCACCCTTTGTCTGGGGGTCACTCGCCTCTTCGAGCTCAGCGAGTACTTCCGCTTCCAACTCTTCGATTGTTTGTTCTAGTTCTGACATAGGGTGTCTCCTTACCTAGTTCTGTTGATTATTTATAAATTAAAGTCTTTTAAGAAACTTAGCAAATGCCAATGCTTCTTTAGTTGCGTTCCTCTGACGTTTCTTAACATCAAACTCCCTCTTCATCTCCATCATTTCTGATTCCAACAACGCACCGTTGTTCCAAACCCACTCTTTACCTTCCATAATACCTTCAACAAAAGCGTTTGGTGCAGAAGGATCAGCAACAATGTCTGCTGCTGTTGCGAGATAGAAGTCGTCCCGCACATAGTTTGCACCACCTTTTTGATCTAGACTACCCATTCCCCGTGAGGAAACGCCTAGTTTTGCACCTTCATCCATAAGACTCTTCACAATCTCACCCATTGGTGTAGCCATAATCTTTGCTTCACCAATAAAGTTTTTTCCATTAGGTTCTAGGGACGTAATCATATGAGAAACTCGTTCCAGATTTACGGTTGGTCCGTCTGGATGTCCAAGTTCACCAAATGCACGATTCTCTTTAATAAAGTTCTTATTGTATTTAGTTACCTCTTTGTTGAGTATTTCCATAGGGTAGACACGACCATTACGGTTCTTGATGTCAGCCTGCATAAAGATACCACGAATCTTGTAGTTCTTACTACCGTCTTCCTTTGCTTCGCAGATATACTCTACGTCTTCGACTGCCTCTGAAAATAGTTTCATTGTTCTATCCTTA